CTTGCTAGCCAGCTTGCAAAACGCGTATACGCACAATCCACAAACCATGTGGGTGCGTCGCCCATTAAGGGTCCGCCCGTTTTGTCTTTAACCACTCTCCCAATTTCGGGATACTCAATATCAGTCGGCATTTTAATAATGTCCAACAACATGGGTATTTGTGGTTCGCTGTTCAGGCCTGTACCGGTTATAAAACCATCAGTCAGGGCTTCACTCAAAGCAGGGACAATCAAGTCACTGCACCTAGACAAGTCTAGGGAAAGTAGTTCCAAATTACGGAGTTCTAAGAACTTCTCCTGGGTATATGGACCAGGTCCGTGTAATTCACGAATCTGTTTGTTCACCTCACTAATAAAGGCAAAACCACGTGAACCACCCTCAGGGTGATTCAAAGAGGGAATCTCTTCATCCTCTTGCGCATAAAAATAAAGCGCCGTGCGTGGGAGATTCAACAAAGTTGACTCTTCCCAATCACTGACAGTGATGACGCGTGACTTATCGCCGCGTTCAGGCACTGACCGTGCAACAAGTATTCTTTTCCCAATCCATTCATAGTCAAATGGGGGTGGACACAAAAAGAAACCCTGAAATGGGTTCTGTCCAATTATAAAAGTACTTGTGTTGATAGATAATCTACCCTTTCGATACAGAGACTCTAATGCCATGTCACGGAGTAAAAAATGGTCATTTAGTTCCCCCTGTTCGCTTTCTTCAAGCGTGAGATATTGATACTCAAAGGGGATCGAGGCACTCTGGGTTTTTGATACCCAGAATTTTTCAACAACACATCGGTGATACTTAATTTCACCGAATAAGCCGTATCCGATCTGTTTTCGATACACTTTTTGAATACGCGCGTGGTACGCTTTCAATCGAGGGACAACGTCAGTCATCCGTCCACCGTCAGAAACACCACATGTAGTGGTGGCCGAAGTATTAACACGAGTTTTCATCGTTGCTTCAGCGCCATTAGCTTTCTTTTTGCTTGAGCAGTAGCCACCCCAGGCTACTCCAAAAAGTTTTGCAAGGTCCAAAATGACCTTAGGTAGGGGAAATTCCCTACCCATATCTTCCATGTGTTGGTACAGAGATGCACGCATTTTCTTTGCGTCGGGTAACGGCAGCGCTCTTCCCATTAAGTACAACTGGAATAAACTTTTCTGTTCACGTGATCCTATGCCTAAGGGTCGGTCAGGACCAGGCTTGAGATGATCTTTTAGATGACCTCTTGCCCACGTGAATTCAAGTGCAAAAGCACTTCCCTCTACTGTGCATCCAATGGTGCCAGATAACAAAGGGGGTGGAGATAGTCGTGACTGGCATGCGTAATATAACGCCCAGTTCTTTATACATTTAAGTCGGTCGATCCACCAACGGTATCCATGATTTACCACGACTTTCCATGACCAAAAATATAGGTCAAAAATTCCGCATGCAGTCTCATAGTCATCATAAGACGAGAGATTGAGTCCATCCACCAATGGTGGATATATCGTAGCAAGCGAGGCAGCTAATGCTGCCCACGCGATGTTTAATCGCTTCACGATAGTTGAGTCAGAAGAGGAATCGAGGCTATAATCGCCAAATCGTTTCGTGCAATGAGCACGCCCTTCATAAGGACACCAACAAGACGCAGGAGTAATTATATTATTATTACCTTTACGCGTG